AACTGAATAGGGTCTTGGCCTTGGCGTACGCGCTTGCGGTTGCTCGCCCGTAGCTTGGCTAGGTACGCGCTCGGGTCATCGTTGGGCCAGCGACACGCTACGGTGTACGCCCAGCCGAAGTCTTTGCGTTGGTGTCCTAGCTCTTTGACCTCGTTAAGTAAGTAGATACCTTCTTGGCCACTGAACGCTCGTCCTTCAGCGAACGCGGTCTTCGTCGGACCGTCACCCACGAACACGATGCTGGTGTCGGGGTCAGTAGCATGCTGGATTGGTACGGGTTGCCAGCACCCTTCGCGCATCCAGTGTACCCGCAGCGGGCAGTTCTCGCAGTCTGCGCAATCTTGTGGACGTACTTTATTAGTCGTCATGTGTCCCTCCCTAGAGACTAAGTTATAGTTATGAGGATGGATAACAAAGAAGTCGGTGCTCTTATACTCACGTTCTACTTGCTATCGCATGTGGCCGTTAGTCTCCCGCTGGGTATTTACATGGCCGGTGTGTACCTAAACTGGACCCTCCCTTGGTGCGAGTTCGAGCACGTCCTCCAACCAGAAGAACCAAGCATCAAACTCTTCCTCTGTGAGATCACAGGGCATTAAGTACGTACCCTTCTTGATACGTACGTGGCCCTTCTTCTTGAGTCGATGAAAGCCTAACCTTTCCATCGGCGTGCAGTCCGCACGCTTAACCTCCCACTCTTTCATAAGACGCTCTAGTGCATCTATCTCGGGAACGGTGAGGTCACTTCGCATGTCATCTCCAAAAGGGTGCCTTGGAGTGAAGCTGTAAGAAACTCCAAGACACCCACAACGTACTAGACGTTGATGAAATCACCTAGCGCGTCGTCCCCTCCAGACTTGGCACGGGTCTTCGCCTGTGCTCGTGCCTGTTGCGGAGTCAACCAGTTGCGAGTAGGCCAGCCGCCTTCCTCAACCGCAGGTGCGTAGTAGCAGTAGCCCTTGAGACCAACGACCACCTTGCCGATGCACTCGGCGTAGAACTCGGCGCTCTCGTCGCCCTTGCCAGACATACCACTGAACACGTCAGCCACCTCAGCAGGGCTCATGCCCAGCGAGCGAAAGAATCCAAGCCATACCTTCTTGACGCCTTGCGACTTCACGGTTGGCAGGTTGATGCCGTCCTTGATGACGCAGCCCTTGGCTTCGCCTTCGCAGACCTTAGCCTTGAAGGTGACGCGCTTGTTGCCTGTCTTGGTGACGTAGCCGTCTACGTATTCGATCTCCACTGGGTAGATGCCCTCTTCGGCGGGGCTCTCGTTCAGCGATACTCCACTAAAATCAAAGTCAATACTCATCTTATCCTCACAATGAAACTAAAAAGTTATCAATCAAACTGTCATTATGGCGCGTCATCTGCGCCCTATCTATGGCGTCGGCGAAGATCCACCGAATCCATCTGTCCCTAACTCCCTCCTTCTGCAACCGTTCAACATACGGGGCGAGTACCCCCTTAACCTTGGGCCGTCTGCTGTCAAGCTCAGTTACCAGCTCTTGCGAAATATCATACACCCACTTGTCCATGAACGCCAACTCATCGGGACGCTTTACACCTGTGTGCCCTGACAGCAACAGGACCTCACGGATGTTCAGCGGAAACCGCTCGGGCGTGATTGCCAGTCTGTCTCCCGTGACGTACTGGTTGTCGGGCCCTGTCTGTAGCAGGTATGGCCAACCGAACGCTGACTCGTCGTAGACTACACGCGCTACAATGTCTGCGTGTGTAGGTAGCTTCTCGGGCAACTGCCAGCCCGGTACCATGGGGCAACCTCGGACCCATCGCTTCTCGTTCTCCTGTCCAACTTCCTTGGGTGCCTGCTCGTGCATCGTCAGTACGACGTGGCACTTGGCTAGGCGAGCAGCGTCGCGCAACGCATACACACGATTGTTGAACACGTCGAACGCTGTCCACCCTGCGTGACTCTTCTTGCATCGCTGTAGCTCCTGCTGGAGGATGATGCTGAAGTCGTCGATGATAATAGCAGGATACTTATCTTGTGCCTGCTTGATCATCTCCGTTATCTGCGGCACGCCGTAGCCCTTGTCGTCGGTCTCGATAACCTTGGGCTCCCAGTCAATCCACCGAGCGCACGTCAGTCCGCCCTTCGGCGTAACGAACAACCCATCGGGAAACGCACGAACTGTCGCCAGCGTCTTGCCTGACTTCGCGCCTCCGTACACAATAATAAACACACCTTCATCACTCATCATTTACCTCCCCACTGACATGTCGAATAGAACTTGCACTGTCGATACGGCCAGCACGCACCGTCGTGATGAGCCCCCGGCCAATCCTTGGGCTCCATGTTTTCATACTCCAGAAGCGTACGCTCCCCGCGAATAATGGACTGGCGGAACCGCTCAACCGAGTGCGGAGCTGGGTCAACCGGCATCCTCTTAAATGTTGGCGAGCCTCCGCCCTTGCCCCACTCGATGACGTTGAGCAGCACGCCACCCCAATCGTCGCCGAACTTCTTCTCCCCGATCATCTGGTACCCAAGGAACTGTCCGTTCATCGAGTACTTACTAAGTGTCTGGGGTGTCCAGCGTGCAGTCGTCTTGTGGTCTACGAACCACACTTTACCCGTCATGGGGTGCCGCCATGCGAGGTCAACACGTTGCGTGTACAGGTACGTGCGGTTCATCTTCTCGTCGAAGATGTTTACCATCAGTTCTGTTTCAATACCCATGGGCTTCCAGCGTTCCTTGCCCCAGTGCATGTTGTAGTCTGCATACGTAGCACACACCTGCTTGGCGTGGCGCTGCCATGCGGCACGCTCGTCGTTGGGCTGTAGCTCGATAAGTTGCTGCACCGCATCCGTAGGAGTGTACAGGTCTTTGTCCGCGTACTCCTCCATGCCGTCGGCGTAGTGGTGTGCGAGTGCGACGTGCAGCATCGAGCCTTTTACGAGGGGCTCAGGCGGGTCGCCCTTGCGGACCGGCGGCGCGTCGGTCAGGTAGGATAGCGCGTACAAACGCGGGCACGTGAGTACCTTCTGTAACCGGTGCCATCCCTTGCGAGACGGGCCCGGATCTATGAGATGTTTCATGCGTCAGCCGCAGCCTGTGCCCACATCCACACATCAGTTGCTTCTTGTAATCTCTCGGCACGCGCACCCGCATGCCCGTGTCCCATGTACCAGTACATCATCTCTTCTTCAAAAGTGTCGGCTGTCTCGTCCAGCCCGAACTTCTCTTCAAAGTGACGCAGGGTTTCGCCTGTTGCTTCCGCCAGTGCGGAGACGACGGTACGTGCACCGTGCTTGTCTGCCATCTGGTCTAGCATTTCCTCTATGTCGTCTGTCAACATCATCTTCGCTGCCATCATAAACTCCCGGCCAGTGCGGCCAAATCTAAAATCGAATCCATTATCTCATCCTCATGACCATCACCTGCAAGTGTCCCTGCCAGTGCGGTCGCATCCTCATCACCTGTCACGCCCGACACACCCTCCAACTTCTCCAGCAAAACATCTGCGACATGCTCGTCAACAGTGCCCTCAGATACAACGTAGGTCAACAGTACTGGCCGGTCTGAACCGTGCCTACTGAAGCGTCCCTCAGCCTGAGTAACCTGCCCCGGTGTCCATGGCAACATAGCAAAGTACACTGCGTCGGTGTGTTGTAGTCCGTCGATGGCTTCACCGAAAGCGTCGGTCGTACCTACGAAAACACCTGCTCCTTTGGCTGCTGCGTACTGTGCGACCTGCTCCATGCGATACTTAACAGAGTCACCACCATGGCCGTGCCACACAGGAGCACCAAGTTTCTTTACGCGTGTCTTAATAAGTTTGGCGAGGGCGTCGCAGTCCTTGCGTCTGCCTGTGAACACCGCTACCTTTTGTCCAGCTTCAACGCAGCTCATCACTGAGTCTGCGATCCACTTGCGCTTGGTCGATGCAGCGACCGACAGGTTCGCCTCGAACAGATGCTGCTTGCCCATCTTGGCAGCGCGTTTCAGTGTGTCTCGAAACGCCGAGGGCTTCGTCTGCTCACTCGGAGACAGGTACACAAGCTGACGACGCTTGGGCGGTAAGCTCCTAGCCATCTCCGCATACGACACAGCGTGTACTATGCGACTAAGTATATGTTTAAGTTGTGCGCAATTGCTCTCGCCCGTGGTGTCGATGCCACCGTACTCGCCCTGCTTTGCTGCGCAGAAGCGGTGCACCCAGTTCCAGTTTGTCTT